TATAATATTTTGAGAACCACTTGTACCATTTTCAATAAAGTGCATTCGGTTAAGCGTGTTAGGAGCAATTGTAATAGTACAGGCTGAATCTAAAGTACCTGTATATTCAATATACATAGCTCTACCGGGGTCAGTTGCACCATCTGCTACTGTAGTAGTATGCGTGTCTGCGTTGGTAGTAATCCCTTCAGTTCCATAGCCTAAAGCTTCACCAATCAATTCTAAATTTGTATTTGTTGTTGTTCCCCAAGTTCCACTACCATCTCCAGTAGCCATTTCATTAAGTCTTAAATCATTTACATATGTACTAGCCATTTATTTTCTCCTTTAAGCTACTTGTTCCCAATTTGGTGTTTGTGATTCATCTATATTAGACCAATTTGGTGTTTGTCCGGGAACAATTTGACCCCAAACGTTTAATTTTCCTAAATTTGCTGTAGCAAATAATCCTGTTATAAAAGCATTTGCACTTGCTTGAACTGTTTCATTTCCAACAGCTCCTGTTAGTGCATCTGACGTTATTGGTAATATATTGTTAGTTATTAAACCTTCATTACCTAATGCTGTTGTGCCTAGAACATTTGTTATTGATACAGCAGCATTACCTGTAGCACTTTCTTGTCCAATAGCTCCTGTTCCTGTTAAACCAGTTACTCCTGTTAAAGCAGCTCCTGTAGAAATAGGAGTTCCAATAGCACTTGTTCCCGCTACTCCTGTAGTTGCAACAGGTAAAGCACCTTCACCAAAAGCTAGTTGACCCCAGCTTCCTCTGCCCCAACCGTTTAACTGTTGTGCCATTTATTTAAGCTATTCGTATAATAGCGTTTGATGCGTCAGCAGTAGGAAAAGTAATTGTAAATGATCCTGCTGTAGATGTTTTATCTCCGCCAAAATCAAATACAGCAACTGATGGATCACCTGAAGCTGTTTCATTAAAAATCATACAACCTCTAGCTGTAATTGTAGCTGTGCCAAAAGTTAAATCAGCAAAGTCAGTTATCGCTGTAGTTCCACTATTTGTAGGTTCTACTTTAGTTAAAGTTCCACCTTTAGCTGTGTAATTAGTTCCACTTGCTTCATTTGTTGTAGTGTAAGCAGTTGTTGCTGCTGACATAGTTGCACTTGAAGTGTATAAAGCTAATTTAAAAGTATTGCCACCTGTTGAAAAATTATGCTTTGCTTGTAAAAGTTCTTTTTTAAAAGTTGTGCACATTGCTTGTGTTATTGCCATTATAGTCTCCTAATAATATTTGCGAGGTCTTCTTGACCTTGTTTTTCTAATTGATTACATATAGTACACATGTGGTTGTTTATTGCCTCTTGCATATAGTATTTAATCGCTTGTTTGCATGCGTTTTTAAATGCATGAGCTTGTGCCCTTACGGGTGCAGGTGCGTCCTCACTAATAGAAACAATTCGATTAGTCGCCATTTCCGCAACTTCTTCTATCGTGTGACCTCTGTTATTGGTAGTGATTACTCCTAAAGTTCCTACTTCCGTATCGGATTTAAATGAAAACATTAAAACTCCTTTGGTTCGGGGGATGTGTTAAACTTTAAGTCTTCTCTTCCAATCATTCCAATAAATTCTTGTTTTTCTTTTTCTACTTCTGACCAAAAACCTGTTAAAATTTTACCGTCTTTAAGATACGTTATAACAGGATCATTTAATCTATGATACCCGTATAATTTATTTTTTATATCAACATCAGTGTCTAATAAATTTGACCGAGGAGCTATGGCAATTTCTATTCCTTTATCAATACATTTAGCTAACCAAAACTCACAACAAGCTCTCCCTGCTTCTGCGAAGTGTACATTTGTTGTATATGCAAAATCAACTCCAAATAATTGTATAGACTTTACTTTATTCCAAAGAGCAAAACCTATTGCATAAGCTACAGTATTACTGAAATAAGAACAACCTAAATCACCGATTAAAGCATCTAAAGGAAACTCTTCTGCTGAAGGTACTCTTTCATCTAATTCACAGGTATATATAGGATAAGTAATTTGAGGTAAACGGTTTCTCATCATTTCCGTCATATTTCCTGCATTTTCTGTGTCTAAAAACCTACTCATAGGATCCATAATAAAAGCTCTATTTACATTTGGTAAAACACCTACCATAGCATTAACAGCCCAAACTTCATCAAAAGTTACACTGTGGGTAGTTGCTAAATGATAATCAATTTGACTTTGCCCCATTGCAACTAAAGCTATGTCTTTACCTTCTAATTCTTTTATTGGTTTTTTAATCATTATTGTGGAGGTACTCTTAAATTATCGTAACGGCTTTCGTCTCTAACATCTTTAGACTCCCCTAATAATTTTAATCTGACCATACCTTCCTGGAATTTTTGATCATATAGTTGTATTTCTTGAGGGTTTAGTTTCATAAAAATTCCTGCCTCAACTAGACAACCATACAATAAAACATTAGAAGCATTAGTGGCTAACCAAGTCGTTTCGTCATCTGCTCCTGAAGTTAAAGAATCAGGTCGATAAAAATAATGTAGCTCAAATGTAAAATTAGAGTTTGGAGTTGGGGCTATAATAAACGTGCTTTCATCAAATTCTGCATAATACAGGGGTTCTCCTGTAGTTACTGAGGTAGGGGTATAGTCTCTAATCCAAGAAACATGTTTTAATAATAAATAAGTGTAATTAGAACTTGAGTCTAAAACAGCTAAGCTAAAGGGGGATAAAAAATCACTAGGCATCGCTAAGTAAGTATTCGACGCAGTACCCGCACCCGTCACGTTTTTACGAAAAACAGGTAGTTGGACAGATTTTAAAATCTTCTCTTCAGCCTGCTCTATGAACGTAGGAATAGTTGCGGTAAACGTGGTTTCCGTGTTTTCCATATAATTTTGAATCGCGGTGGTTAGTCCACTTTTTGTAAATCCTGCCATTAGCTTGTACTCACTGTTAAGTCGCCTAGTGCCCCTGTTCCTTCTTCCCCACTAAACTTACTTCCAATATTAGGGTCATCTCTAAAAACCATTGCGTTAGTTCCTGTGTTACTAATAACTGTTGTCGATAAATTAGTTGTGGTGACTAGTCCTAGTCCTGATTGGGGTAAAGACACATCGGGTCTGGGTTTCCATAAAACTTCTGCATCTACTGGAAGATTTATAGGCTCTAATTGAGGATGTTTAACTTCAAAACATTCAGGACAAACACGTGCATGATTCCATTCTGTTTTTAAAGACAAATAAGGATATTGCCACCCACATCTATCGCAAATAGCTTTAGCATGTTTCCCCGAGGCATACGGCATTAAACATATCCCCTACTAGGAACTAAGTGAACAGAAGATCTGTCAGCATCGTATTGTAATGCGTTTAATAAATCTTTTTCGTATAGGGGCTGTATAACGGGAAGTTTTTGAGTATTCTTTTTTAAACACAAATAATAAGCTAAACCTGAAACTAAACAAGGTAAAAAACGACTTGGTATATCAGGATCATTAACAGAAGCACTTGCATCCTGTATTCTTTGCCAAGAATAGTAAATGAGTTTGTCAGTTGAGTTCTCGGGCGTGGGATAGAGATGGACAACAGGAGTTGTTAGTCTTTCTACCCAAAACTGTGTGGGACGAGACTGCGTTGCTTTATTGGGGATATTTATAAATTCATTACGATCAATCCTGGTTAATTGAAGGTCTGTTACAGTTCCATTTACTGTTCTTTCAATATACGCATCAAGAATATCGATGTCAAATGAATTTAAAGTGTATTCATTAGTGCCTTTTGTAAGAGCTTGAGTTTGTTTACTTACTTCCCACATTTGAACACCACGATTTGACCAATCTGCAAACATTATGTTTAAAGACCGCCTAGCAGTAACAGCGTCATACGAAGTGCGGGCTTCTAGACCCGCAAGTTCATATGCTTCTTCTATTGCTGTCGCTACATTTAAAGTGAATGCGCGAGTGCCTGATGTTGCCATTCCTACTACGCGTGGAATACCGTCAGTGTTAAGAACGTAGATACAGTATATTGAATATATATACCATCATCAAATAAAACTCCGTCGGAGGGTATTACTACGTCTCGTGTTGCATCAGCATCTCCAACAGAACTTAAACCCATAATACTTGTTCCTGAAGGAGAAGTATTTAAAAAATCAACAGTACCTGCAGTTGCTGTACTTGTTAAATAAATACCTTTAAGCCTACTTCTTCCTGCAAATATAACATCTGAAGCTGAAGTATTAACTCCTGCTGAAACATTGCCTGCTGGATTACCAACTGCTGAAATACCCGATAAGGTTTTAAAAAACTTAGTACCTGTCGCCGTTCCTGCATTAGCTCCTGTAATAGATTCTGTTTGAGCATCTCCATTAATATCAGTACCCGTAACAGTAAAGGACTTAGCGGCATCATTGCCCGCAGAAAGAATCGTTACAATTCTTCCATGACTAAGTGCAACAGCACCACCAGAAGCTAATGCTCCCCCTATTACGAGGGCTGCATTATTTCCAACAGCTGCTGCTACTGATATTCCATCGGCATCTAAAGCTACTGTATCTGCAGTAATAGTAACTGCTTGTACATCTGATCGTGCTGCCATAATTAACTCCTAATTTAGATAATACCTGTAAGGTTAATTAATGAGTAATCAGTAGTTACATTTACAATCATAACTGTACCAATTACCTGAATAACATCTCCTGCTGCTGGTCCAACTGCACCTGCTGCTCCTAGTGGAACTGCATGGTTACCGACAACAAGTGTTCCTGAAGTCAATATTGTAGCTGGTCCTGAAACTGAGAACCAACCGTAAGCACTAGCTGCCATATCGACAACTGTTACACCTAATGTAGCACCTGTAGTTGTAGCGGCTTGAACAATTTGAGCGCTTCTTGGATCAGGAATTAAAGTAATTCTTGAACTTGTAGTTATCGCTGTTGCTAAATCATCGTAGCAAGTAATAACAATAGAAGGATCGGCTGAATGGTCATGTGCTGGGTTAGATTTAATTCTAAGCATTTGACCTTCACCAGCAGCATCATTTACATAAAGATAACCGTTTGCATATTGGTTAAGAGTTATGTCAGTACCCGCAGTCTCAACTGAGATTGCAGTTTCACCTGCTGCGACTCCTGCTGTTGGGGTTAAATCAAAGTGATGAGCAATTGAAGCAGCGTGTGTAACACACTTACCTGCTGTAACTGCTACTGCTGCTAATCTACCATAAGCATAAACAGTATTACCATAAAGTAATCTGCTTCCTAAAGGAAACAGTTGAGTAAGTCCTGAAGTAAAAGGATCTACTGTACCATATTGGCTTCCGCCTTTACCTACTATGAAATCAGCAGGTCCATATCCTGTTGCTGCTGCATATTGAATATGTCCACCATCATCAGTATAAATATTACCGTCTGCGTTGATTACCAACCCGTCAGTAATTGCACCTGTAGTTGAATTTGTATCAATGGTTTTAAAACCACCTTCAGACCTAACTGGTCCACTAAATGTCGAATTCGCCATAATTTCCTCCTTCGGAAATAAGTCTTATCGTCTCGGCTTGTCTGCTAGGTCAGTCGATAAAACAAATATAATTATCCTAGTACTTCTGATTGTATATCATCTATATAAAAAAGAAAAGGGATCCGAAGATCCCTTTAATTTATTCAACTAAATGAATTACGCTCCTGGTGAGCCAAATATGCCTCTCCAGTCACTCCATCCAAAGCTATATCGTTCTCTAGCTTTGTATCTTACATTTCCAGTTTCAAAGTCACCTTCCATGTTAGTAGATACAGCTGTCCTAACGAAATGCTTAAGACCATTTGGAACATCCGTTTTAAGGAAGAACGCATCAGTATCTGTTAGGTAATGATTTACTGAGTAGCCTTCTGCGACCATACCCATATTGCGAATTGCATTTATATCATTATCTGAAGTACCGACTCTTCCTGGTGTTTCCAGTAGTCTGTCTGCAGTGAATTGCAAAGCAGGTGGAATTATTAATTTCCTTGCTTGTGCATTGATCTTAAGGTTTCTTTCATCTTTAAAATCAGCGATGTCAATCAACGCTTGTTCTAATGATGTTTCATTAAGATCTGCTGCGGTAGATAGCTCATTCTTCATATCAACGTTAGCAACGGTAGGGTGGTCTGTAGCGCAAAGCTCTTTTCCATCACCGCCCACATAAGATGAACTAAAAGCATTGTTAAGAACGTTAGCCGCTTTAACTTGCTTTGTTTGTTGCATCGAACGTGCTAATGCTCTTGTATATCTAGAAGAAAGAGTATCGTAGAGATTATCTTCGATAGCTTCTTCTGTCAATGCAAAAGCAAGTGCTACAGTTTCATGAGAATATCTTGCTGTCCAAGATTCTTGCGCTGTGTCGTATGTGACCGCCGCGCCTTCACCTTTAACAGAAGCTTCACCGAAGCCTGTTAGCATAACTTCTTCTTCGAAAGCTCTTTCTGAGTTTTCGGTATCGAAGATGTCTTCATGCTCATTATTATAACGCTCGTACTCTAATCCGAAGAGTGCGTGCAATCCTGGAACTAACTCTTTTACGAGTTGTGCTCTGTTAATAGCCATTTATTACTCTCCTGATTAAACCGCGAAGGTATTAGTTGGGAACGTGAAGTAAGCTCTTGCATAAGCACCAATCTCATTTGATGGTGCCAAGTTAAAACCTACGCATAACGCCACTCCAGAACCAGTTGTTGCAGTAGCACCTTCTTTCGATCTTCCGTTGACTGTAGAGCCAGCAGTAGTTGAAAGAGTGTACTTGCTGCCGATGAAACTTACAGCAGGAGTTCCTGCAGTAAATTGAGCTTCGTAAACGATACCAGGATCGCTATAAACCAAAGCTTCAGCATCAGCTGATCCTTGAGTAGCAGTGTCAGCAGTCCAAACTTTTGAAAAAGTTGGAGTGCCGTCGGTTGCTGTGTAATACACGCCGTAAAAAACACCTATAGGTGTGGTTGTCGCCGTACTTTGAATGACGTAACCACTTGACAACGTTACTACATCACCTGAAAAGATGGATGCATCTGTTGCACTAGCGATTCTCATACGAGCAGGACGAATAACACCACCATACATGTGATATGCTGGCGTAAACCCGTTTGGGGCATCTGTATTAGCCATAATATACCTCTATATTTATTATTGTTGTTATTAATTTAGTCAGATTTATTCCGACTACCAAATTGAACCTTAGATGACCTTTGAATGTCTCCATCCTTTAATGGCATCTTAGGATCGCTTTCTCGCAAATAGTTATGGTCGACACCGTCTAATTGATCTTTCGCTTGTGTATTAAAATAAGCGTTTCTCTCTTGAACAGTTTCTTCTGGAACTTTTGCAAGGATTAAACCACCAACTCCTATAACACCTGAGTTAGATCCATCCTGTACAGTAGGAGCTTCGAAATCTGGGAAATCTTCAGCTCTTACAGGCTCATAACCTTCTCGAATACGTTTTGACATATTCGATTTGTCATCATAGCCTCTTACGGATTCACGGATCCACCTGAATTTATATCCAGGAGGTGCTTGGGGTGCGTCTAACATAGACGGGGGAGCCCATGGCTTTCTGCGAGTTTGAGTGTCTCGAGTCTGTGCAGATCGGGAGCTGCGTTCTGTTTTTATTTCTTCTGTCATATTATACTCCTATTGCTCAATATGTTTTGCGTACTCTTCAAGAGGCACATTCAGTCTTTTAGCTATTGCTACTTGACTTGGTGTGAGTTTTACTTTGCGTGCGGTTCTTTTACCTGTAGCCCCACGGCTGGAGGCAGCAACTTGCTGCACTGGTGCATTTTGCTCTTCTGAAAACTTATTAGGAAAATATTCTTTCATTCGCCCATCGACTTTAGAATAATATCCATCAGTTGAAGGATCAACTCCTTCTTCTACTAATTCTTTATGTATACCAAACGCTGCGTAAGTCATCGCTTGATCACTTCCAAACCATTCATTTTTATTAGCCCACTCCTGTGCTTTAGGATCTGGGGGAGGAGCTGATTGTTGAACAGGAGCTTCGGGAACTTCAATTTGATTTTCATTTGAAGATTCTCTAACTTTTTGTTGTGCAGATAACCTTCTAAGGTTTTCATGTTCAGCCGCACTTCTTGAAAGTTGTTCTGTTGCTGTAGCAATCGCATCTCCGTCTCCCTGTTCATTAGCTTCTTTTAAATGTATTTTAGCTCGTTCTAGGTCAGATTGTATACGATTATCGTATTCTTTAAAAAGAGAAGAGTCGGAACTTTTTAATTTATCCCGTAAACTGCTGTTATCTGTGTGTATGCTTTGGGCATAATTAACAGCTTCATCTCGCTGTCTTTCAGCTTCTCTCATTTTATAAGTTAGTTTATCGATACGTTTTTGGACGCCTTCGCTAATAGTGTCTAACTCATCTTTAGGAGCATTAGTTAATAATTCAACCTTTTGATCAGGTAACGAATCATCGACATCAGCCTCTCTTATATCAACTTCCCCTTCAGGAAGTTCTAGTTCTATTTCTAAATTTTCTGCTTCTTCTTGCATGGTATTCTCCACGTTTATGATAATATATCTTCTGGATTATCGATAGTTGCTAAAATCTCGTCATCATTTAATAGTCGCATATCGCCACCATCAATCATAAAACGAGCTCCTGCGTATCTTCCAAATATAACCCAATCTCCTTTTTTGCACCAAGCTCCATCAGGAAACTTATTTAAGTCTCCATAGGCATCAGGTCCAAGGTCAACAACATAACCTACAACAGTCGCTAGTCTTTCTTTATCTAGTGTCTGTTTAGCTAAATGTATGCCGCCCTTGGTTACTCCTTGAGTAACAAAAGGAAGGATTAATATTCTATATCCAGTAGGGTGCGGTAATTTCTCCGAGTGCGAGTCTAGTGTATCAACGGTTAAAGTAGATTCTGGTTCACGTTCTGCAACCTCTCCTTTACTACCAAAGTTATCAACTCGATTTGGAACAGTATCAGTCATATGATTCCTCCATATTTTTATTTAAAGTTTGAAGTTCCTGCTCCGCAACATTCAAACCAGCTATTTCACCAACGATTCGGTGGTACTGCTCAATATCTTGAGCTCCTCCTGACGCAAGTGTGTGCGAGAGAGCTTCTTTTCTCTCTCGATAAGTACGGAGCAAATGCTCCGCCGCTAAGATAAAGTCCATTAATTACTTAATTGAACGATACCAAAGAAGTCCTTTAGTCTGCCCGTAAGCAGCTTTAACTTTTGCCTCTTCTGGCTTATCTAAACAAACCCCTGCTTCTACAGACTGTGTTCTAGTGTCGTCTTGCATAGACGGTTCACTAGGAGCAGCTCTGTTGTTTTGTTTAGAAGGTGCTGGGTATTTTTTAGATGCTTCGTAATATTCTCGCATTATATTTCTCCGTTTTGATTTGTACTTTCACGTACTGTTTTAACTAACTCAGTAAAATTCTTTTCGACATCCCGCTGAGTTCGTAATTCTGCTTCTTGTAAATCAACAGCAGCTTTTACGTCTTCTCTTTCATTTGCTGCTGCAATTTTTTCACGTTCAAGTTGTCCTTGCATGTCTGCTTTCATTAACTCAACTTCTTTATCGCGTTGATCTTTTCCTTCTTTCTGCGTTAGCTGATCACGTTCTAATTGTAGTTGAGCTTCAAACATTTCACGTTGTGGGTCCCGTTGTGCTTGTTGTTGTGCTTGAGCCATAGCTTGTGCTTGACCAGTAACTTGTTGTGTCGCTTGTGCTGCCATCATAGCTATTTCGTTCATAACTTCTGGAGGCATCTGTCCATCTTCTAGTGATGGAAGAGGCTGACCAATAACTTGTTCTATTTGCAGTTTATACAACATTGCTTGATGTTCTTGAATATTTGCACCTATTGCTTGTAAGGCAGAAGGATTTTGTTGAACCATTGGATTTTGCATAAAAGCACTGTGAGCAGCGATGTATGCTTCGTGGTTTTGAAAATCAAAAGCTTTAATTGGATTACCTGTTAAAACAGCTTGTTCTTCACTAATCGGGTCTCTAGGAACTATTTCTGCTTCTTTAGGCAATACTGAGTCAATGTCTTTTATATTTAATGCTAAATACATTTTACGATAAGCTTCTCTTAAATTATGTAATTCAGGTGCAGCTTGAGCCATTTGTAGTTGTGTTTGCGCTAAAACTATTCTTTGTGTCATACTGAAAATATTTGGGTCACTTACAGGTATAACATCTACCGAACTATCGAAATCTTCTTTAAATACGTTTTCAGAAGCTCCTTGGACTTGATAAGGGTATTCAGGAGGTAAAAATTCACCAAATACTCTTTTTAATATTTTAAACTCTGTTTTTTGTGCATAATGCAATCTTTTATGGATTGCGGACATCACACGTTGTCCTTTTTCTAATAACGCAACAGTTGTTCCAACAGGAGCTTCGGAATTGCCGTCTCCTGTAGGTTGTTCTACCGTTGCTGCAAATTGTTTACCTGAATCAATTAAAGACCCTAATAATGACGTTAATGTAGCACTTGGTTCTTTATATGGTAACGGCATAAACGCATCGGTTAATCTTCCCCCTGGAGCGTCAACGTCTCGCCATTCTCCAGGCTGGAGCGGGTCATCATGTCTTTGGATGTTGAGTCCTCTGGACTTGAATCCAGCAGGAAGATTAGAAAGTGTGCCTGCGTCGATTAATTGACGCAAAATAGCGGTAACTGACTTAGTTAACCCACCCATCATGTGAATTAACCCAAATCCGTAAAAACCTAGTCCTGGAAGAAATTTAAAATGAGCAAAATGTTCAATTTTATTTCTCATTGGGTCTTTTTCTTTATAATTAGGTCTAATTGATAAAACATCATTAGTATCTTTACAAATAGTCACAATATACGGCAATGCTAACCCTGTTGGTTCTCCTTCTTCGTCTGTATCTTCAAAATCTTCTATATCTAGATTAACATGCATTTCTAAAAGAGTATATTCTTCATTATTTGTGGTTCTGCTAATGCCTTCAAGTTCTTCTATCTTTTTATCGACATCACTTGTGTCCGTAGAAGAAGGATCCATTAAATCTAGGTCTTTATAAAACCCTGATACCTGCATTTTGCGTAATTCGTTTTCTGCCATGTGAATTACATGAGTAATTCTAGGAGCAGTTAACAAATCAACGGCATAATACGGAACAACTAAGTCTTCTGCTTTAACAAACCTCGAAGTTGCTCGACCTAAACTTGGATCATAGTAAATTTTCTTAAATGCGGAACCTGATAAAGGTAAGTAAAAAAGTAATTGATCCATTTCAGGGTCAAACTCTTCCATTTTGTAAGTTATTTGATAATTCATGAAGTTTTTTACGCGATTAGCTTTTTCTAACTTCGCATCGTCTGTTATTCCTAAAACTTCTGTGTCTACTGGACCCCCCGCAGGTAATAATTCTTTGTAAGCTTGAGATTGAAACTGTGTTACAGCTTCAGAAAGGATTGGGTGGTAAACACCTGACGCTCCTTCGAACGGTTGTGATCTATCTTCTCCACGAATACCTAATAAATCTAAACCTTTACTAAAAGTTGTAAACCAATCCTCACGAGATTCTAAATCTTCTTCGTAAAGGCTAACTAATTCAGAAGCAAGAGAAGACAAATCTCTTTCATCCATAACTTCTGCAAGGTTTTCACCAAACTGTAAATTATCTTTTTCCTCAGGATCAAACCCTAGTGTGGCGGATCCATCTTCTGATAGAAATACTTCCATATCGGAAGAATCCATCAGTTCGGGTTGTTCTATTTCTAGTTCTATTTCTTCTTGTGATCCTGGAATCACTGAAAATGGTTGTCGTTCTATAGCCATGAGGACAAACTGTACTCCTTATTTACTTAATAATAAACCCATTGACGAGGTTGGTAATCTTCATCGTCATTGTAGTCTGATGTTAACGTTAAAAAACCACCTTCTCTAAACCTAGCCAACGCTAAAGTTGTGGCATCTACTAAGTCATCGTTTTCTCCGCCAGGAAAATCTGAAACTTCTTCCATTAGCTCTTCTCCCCACCTGTTATCAGGAACCCAAACTCTTCCGTCTTGGAAAATTGGAGATACTGCGTTTAGTCTCGCTATCTTATCTTGTCCTTTTCCTGGTGAAAAGGTATTTACGGGAATACCTACTCGACGTAATTCTTGTACCAATGGAATACCACTAGCTTTTGCTTCAATAATTATTGTATCGGGTTCCCAATATTCATATAACCGAAGTGCTTCCGCTTTTAATTCAGGGAAATCAAATCTTTCTTTTATACAATCAATTAAAATTAAATGCGCTTCCCCACCCGCGTAGTTTTCCTCACCTATTTTACCTTCGGGGTAAAAAACACCCCACGTGGTTATTGCAGTAAAGTCAGCTCTTTCTGATTTTAAAAAAGCTGTATCGTAACTTTGTATTAAATAATCACACTTAGGAGGATCTTCTTCATCCCAAATTTTAAACCATTCTTTAGGGATAATTGATATACCTTCTCCCGTAGGTCTTTGCATATATTGCGAAGCCCATTTAGAAGGACTAACCGAAGCTTTAATAGTTTGTAGTTCTTCTAACTTCCAAAAGTTAGACCAAAGTGATTTACCACTTGGTAATATTGCAGGAAACTCTATTAGTTTCCATTGGTCTGCTCCTTCGTCTTGTGCCATCTTTTTCATTAAACGACCCGTCAGATCTTTTTTAGACCAACGCGTCATAACAATTACGATTGCCCCTCCAGGTTGTAACCTTTGTCGCGGTCCCGACATAAACCATTCGTATGCTTCGTCTAATGCTTTATCAGACATCGCATCTTGTTCAGAATGTGGATCATCAATAATAAATAGATCCGCGCCCCTTCCAGCTAACGCACCTCCAATACCTGAAGCGTAATATTCTCCACCTTGGCTTGTTAACCATTTGCCCGCGGAACGGCTGTCTGATTTTAATGAAGTTTCAGGAAACAACTCTTGATACTCTTCCCCATCAATTAAGTCACGAACTTTACGCCCGAAGTTAATTGCAAGATCCGCGGTGTGTGTTGCTTCAATAATTTTTAGTTTAGGATTTTTACCTAATAGATACGCAGGAAACAAATGAGATGCAAACTCAGACTTAGTGTGTCGGGGTGGCATATTAATAATTAAACGTTTTAGTTTACCACTGGCTATGTCATCAAACGCCGCTGCCATTTTTACGTGGTGGTCTCCGTTTATAAAATCTGCCCAAATCGATTGAACAAAATGCATAAACGTGCTTGTGGATTTTTCTTGGAATTCGCGTTTACCCAGTTCTTCTAAAAGAACCGTAAACTCTTTCGCTTCACCTTTCCCTAAATACGAAAGGTCAATCTTTTTTAAAAGCTCTAATTTATCTTTGTTGTCTTCCGACATAAGTTATTTTAAAAGTTCTTCTAA